GAGAGACCCAGTATACCTTCAGGAGAGACCCAGTATACCTTCAGGAGAGACCCAGTATACCTTCAGGAGAGACCCAGTATACCTTCAGGAGAGACCCACTTTAAGGGCGTTTCTTTAATGGGTCTCTCCTGAAGTTAGAAAGAAAAAGAGGGAGCAGACACTTTTCTTGGTGAAACTCAAGCTACTCCTCTTTTCTTCCTCTTTTCTTCGCGTAAGCGTCTGTTTTGGTTTTCGTTTTTATTCTTAAGAGGATTTGCTTATAGGCTGCGCCTATAAGAATCCATCACCCCGCACGCGAGACGCAAAAACCGGAGCGAAAGAAAAGAAAGGCAGAAGAATAAAACGAAAACTAAAACAATTTCTAATGAAATTAAAAGAAAAGAGGAGTGACAAAGTTTCACACACCTTGGTACCGTCCTTTAAATCAGGCATATTCAGAAATATCAGAGTAGCCTAGTAAGACATAGAGATATTTGATATATCAAGAAGCGTCTCACACAAACACATCAATCTGTTTATTTAAAGACAAAGCAATAGTATATAAAAGCAAAGATACCTTGATGATTTTAAAAAGAAAGATTATGATGCAAAAGAAAAAGACAGATGAACAGAAAGCTATGTTTAATGTTTATTACAAAGAATACCGCCAGACTGATAAGTTCAAGGCTTGGAAAGACAACTATCAACGAACATCTGTTTGTGCTTGGCGTGCAAGAAATTGGCACTCATATAAGCGGAAATCATCAGATCAGCTGTTAAGCAAAACAGATTTCTTTGCTTTCGTAGAAGCCAATCGGAGTGATTTAGAAGCCTTACTAAGCATCAAACAAGAGCGTCCGGAGATGTCTCCTGTGATTTCTAAGATATCAGACAACCCATCATGGTTAGCTGATAATATAGAAATAGCACCGAAAGCTTTGGCTGCTAAACGAAGAGAGTTGTGGAGACGCTTGAAACGCCAGATTTCTGCCGATCAAAAAAGTAGGGCTATGAAGGCTTATCAAGCTAAGCAAGCATCTCTTGATAAGCAAATTTCTGATATGGATACAAAGGAGACACTATGAGTGATAAAGAAATCAAATCAATCTTAGATTATCTTAAAGAACGAACGGCTGTTACACACAGAAAACTTGATAAGATGTGCGATAAACTCGACGCACTTATCTCTAAGGAGAAATCATGAGTAAAAAGAAACGCAAAGAAATAGAAAAACGCTTCCGTAGAGCGATTAGTAATCCAAATTATAGATTTCCAACAGGCAATTTCATTATCTCTAAGAAGGAGAAATCATGAGTATTACACACAAGAAAGTTTACGGTGATGAAGAGAAAAAGCTTTCTTCACACACCAAAAAATCTGTAACTCTTAATAAGCCTAAAAAGAAATCAAAGAAATCAAAGAAAGAATCAAAGAATGACTAAACAACTTACAGAAGCTCAAAAACAAAGACGCCGTACCATTCAAAAGGCTTATAGAGAACGCAAGAAAATAAAGGAAGCGGCTAAGCAAAAAGAACTTGACGATTATCAAGCGGATTTGCAAGCCCAACAAGATGAATGGGCGGCTCAAGAGGGTTTAGCTTATTCCGAATCTCTCGCAGCCCGCACACAAGTTATTCCTGCCGATCAACTTTCTTCACACATCCAGCAAGATCCTGAAAAATTTGGTGCGGAAATAGAGGAAATTACAGCCGAACAGCAAGAAAAACTTGAAGAGATGGGTTTTCCGCTTGATTTAGTTGGATATTTTGAATCCGCACAAACCATTTTAAACCATCTCCACACGCAACCCGTCAAGAGAATGACACCCCGTCAAAGGGCACTCCTTCGTAATCGTAGATGGCGTGGGGAGAAAAGACTTTCCCGTGCGGTAGCTGAAATGGTTTTGGACACTTATAAGAGACGATAAATGAATGACTTACCAATAATCTGTTTAGGTGGCGGCCCATCTCTTATTGGATGGGATTTTAATCAACTAAAAGATTATTATGTGGTAGGCTGCAATTCCGCTTATAAGTTGGGACCCAAAATAGTTGATGAAATTGTTTTCCAAGATTATGCTTTCCATTCAAAACACAGAGAAGGTTTGATAAAATATTGGGGCGATCAGGGTGTAATCATAACAAATAACTCCTCCGGGGCTTTCCGGGCCAAACCTTATATCAAACAAGTAACAAAACTTCGCACCCGCCTATCAACAGACCATGAAAATTTGTTTTGGGGTGGGTGTGTAGGACACTCCGCCATCAACAGGGCTTTATTAGAGGCTAGAGACAGCAACAAACAAGTCCTGCTTTTGGGTTTTGACCATCAACAGATAAACAAGAGAAATAATTGGTATACAAAAAGAGACAAGCCCGATAAGTTTCCGTCTTATGAAAAGGGGTTTGACATCATCGCATCTAGTACCGCTTTCGACACTAAGATTATCAATTTAAACCCAGACAGCAAGCTTGAACAATTTGAAAAACAAAGACGGGAGGATTATTTTGGCTAAGGCAGACAATTCAAGAAAATTAGCGGCAAGAACACAGAGAAAAAAGAGAGAAAATAAGAAGATAAATCCCAATAGAATAAAAAACTATCCCGCTCGCTTAAAAAAGGTAGAAAAAGCGATCAAGGTTTTTGAAATGAAAAGAGACGGCCACACCGTGCCAGAAATCGCCAAAGCTTTAGGATATACCAACATCAGGTGTGTGTACACGATTATAAATTGGTATATGCGAGAATACCTCCCCCAAGAAAACAAAGACGACATAATTAGTATCGCCACATCAAGATTATCTGATTTATATAGAATAACAAAGAATGCTATTGATAATCAAGAAATAGATAACGTAAATCCACAGCTTTTAAACGCGGCTAGGGCAATAGTAACCGATTTATGTAAGATTAATGGGGCTTCACAAGACCAACCAATCCAAACACAATACAACGTACAAATAAATCAACACTTGGACGTGTCAAAAATGCTGTTTGATGATCAAGCAGATCCAAGCAAGGCCCGCAAATGCAATCCCATCAAGAACATAGGGACGATTATTGATGCCTAATCTAAGATTTTATGGCGGTGGAGACGATATTCATTACGCTAAAGAGACAGAGGTTTTGATTTGCGGGCCGCGTGGTACGGGTAAGTCAATAGCGGTCTTACACAAAGTTTATTTGATGTTGTCAATGTTTCCAAACGCCCGTGCATTGATTTTAAGAAAAACGCGGAAATCTCTTACATCTTCGACAATACCTACATTTGAAAACACAATTTTAGACCCAGGCCCACTAAAAGACTTTCTATTAAAATCGGGTGGAAGTCACGGGTACAGACAGAGATATGTCTTTCCACACGGGGCGTCTTTAGAATTAGGTAGTATGCAAGACGTAGACAGTTTTAAGTCTGCAGATTATGATATGATCGTCATAGAGGAAGCGGAAAGCATACAAAACGAGGCCGATTATCTGACACTCATACCTTGCTTAAGAAACAGCCGTATGGTTTTAAATAAAGACGCCCAAGGCTGTGGCGTCCCACCCCGCCATTTTCATCAAATAATTTGTTGCTGTAACCCAGGAAGCCCTAATCATTGGTTAAATAGAAGAGCAAACACAGATGCCATGCGGAGGATACGCTCACACATTAGAGACAACCCCCGCCATTGGGATTATGAAAAAGACGCTTATACAGACGTAGGGGAACAATATTATTCCACATTTAACCATTTCCCGCCATACATGAAAAAACGGTATTTAGACGGCGAATGGGTAGCGGCGGAGGGTATTGTCTATCCAGATTTTGATGAAAGTATTCACGTAATACCCAAAGTCCCGGAAGGCGTGAAAATACAAAGGACGATCGCGGCGGTAGACTGGGGCCACGCACACCCAACAAGTATTCTGGTTATTGGTAAAGGAAGCGACGACAAATTTTATGTCCTAGACGAATATTACGGGGCGGGGAAAACCGTTGATGAGTTGGCGAAGGTGTGTAGAGATTTCCAAAATCGGTATCAAGTAGAGGTTTTTGTGTGTGATGCGGCTAATAAAGGCAACATAGACTTTTTTAATAAGTCAGGTATACCATCTACTACGACCGACAAAAGGGTAGAATTTGGTATATCTTTAGTGACTCAACGCCTTTCGCAATCTAAAATACACTTTTTAGACAAAATTAAGCCTAGAGACACTGGTCTATCTGGTGCCCAAGGACTGTTAGATGAATTTTCGTTGTACTGTTATAAGACTAATAAAAATGGTCAACAAACAGATACGGTGGAAAAGACAAACGATGACGCTTTGGACGCTTTAAGGTATGGGATTGTTTATTTAGATAGTGCGGACAATGAAATGATTTGGTCGATTTTTTAATAAGGCTTGAATATGAATAAAATCTTAAGTGCAGACGGAACACCCTACGTGACTAAAACAGTTGGTGGGGAGCCTTTTGCCGAATACGAGCACACTTTCCAATCTATAGACTTTGCCGCCAACATACAAAGGAAATTAGGCTCATGGGCGGGGATCGCGGCAGAGGAAAACGGCAAGCGGGTTTCGGGCATTCCTTATAAGATTTATGTTGAAGATAAGCAGACTTCCGTCACAAAAACATGCCTGTATAAAACTAAAAAACTAAGCCGCAAACAAAAGGCTTATCTAAAGGGTCAATTCACAGATCAACAGGGCAAAACACAAGGATCATCTGATACGGTCCAAAAAAACGTCCATTTGGGTCAAGAGTTTGTAGAACTTATAGGTGATCACCCCATTAAAGAGATACTTTCTCACCCTAACGCGCATTATACGGGCGCTGAGCTTATACAGGCCACGATACAGTCTTTGCAATTAACGGGCAATGCTTTTTGGCATATTGAAAAGACAATCGTAGAAGATGAAGGAAACCTAGTTGCAATACCCTCTGGACTTTGGCTTTTGCCGTCTATGAGTGTATCGTTGGTGTTTGAAGATCATGTTTTGATCGGGTACACTTTCGGCAAGGGAGCAAACGACCCCAACCCCGCCTTTATCGGCAAAGACCAAATGATCCATTTAAGGAACCGCTTGGATATTTCCGCTCCATGCGATTTGGGGGTAAGTTGCTATCACACGGTTTGGAAGGCCATTGGTTTACATGAATCTAAACGCCAGATGGACATGGCATTTTATAATAATCAAGCCCGCCCAGATATCCTCCTGTACGCAAAAGAGGGTATGACGATGGGTAAGGAAGCCATGCAACGCTTCCAACAAGATTGGATAAGTAAGTTCCAAGGCCCACGCAAGACAGCTCAAGTTGCTGTTGTACCGTCCGGTGTTGGGGCGGAAGTCTTAAATATTCCAGACAAAATCGTTGGTGATTATGAAATCGTGATCACAGAAATTTGCAAAGGTTTTGGATACCCCAAGACTATGATGATGGGAGACGCAAATCGGGCAAACGCCACCCAAGCCGATTACGGTTGGATGACCACCACGATCGTCCCTTATCTCCACAAGATAGAGGAAGCCGTTAATTGCCAATTGGCCCCTATGTTCCAAACAGACGAAGTTGTAATGTTTGCTTACGATAATCCGATTCCTATTGATAGGGTCTTTGAAGAAAACAAAATCAACAACGCTTGGACATCAGGCAAGATCACATTGAATGAGGCACGGCTTGAAAGCGGTTATGAGGAAGTTGATGGGCCAATGGGCGAAATGTTTTACACACAAGCCACAAACCCGTTTGGCGATTTTGGTGTAGAAGACGAAGAGATACCCGCCAATACCGCCGATCCAGAAGAGCAACACGTAGACAACACGGTACGCCCCTTGGAAATCCCTAACAAAGAGACGTCTAAGAGTTTGACAGTCACAAAAGCTAAAAGCCCGGCCCTTAATAAAGGCATGGCCCAGATTTATACTGTTATAAAAAAGTTTCTTAGACAACAAAAATCTGATTTGGCGATCGACATTTATAGCAAAGTAAAAAGTTGGGAAAGCGTCCAAAAAGCTGTTAAGAAAATTGACCTTAAGTCTTACAACGATAAGCTTTCTAAGGACCTCCAACCGGCTGTAAATGAAATCATGCAAAAACAAGCCGCTCATACCATGAGACGCTTAAAGGGCAAAAGAGCACCAGTGATAGAAGCTGTCAAGAAAGCGGCAGAGAAGTACAGTTTGCAAGTAGCTAAACAAATCAATAAGACCACAAGCGGGGCTTTGAATAAGATTATTGATAAAATTGGTAAGGGCGTCCGTGACGGATCTATTAAAGGTCAACTAATGCCCACTTTAAAGAGAGAAATTGACGCCTATTACCAAGACACACAACAGTTTAAAGCCAAACAAATAGCGATTACCGAAACCAACAGAGCTATTAATAAGGGCACGCACACAGCGGCGGTAGCCTCCGGTAAGGTCAAGGGTTTTAAGTGGGCCACCCGTAGTGTTGGAGCGTGTAAAACTTGCAAGAAAATTAACGGAAGATACAGGAAGATAGGCAAAAGTTTTGTTGGTACAGTCCAACACCCGCCGCTTCACCCAAATTGCCGTTGCCGAATTAAAGAAGTCTTAAAATAAAGGACACGACTATGTTTATTAAAGAGTTTATTGGAAATACACAAGTTGACATGAAGGCCCGGACGGTGGTTTCGGTAATTGCGACAGATAGTCTTGACCGAGACAATGAGGTAGTCCTCCCCTCCGGTATCAACATTAAAGATTTCATGAAAAACCCAATCGTGCTTTTCCAACACGAACAGACGGTTCCGATCGGCAAGTGTGTGGAGATGGCGGTAGAAGCGGGCAACATCACGACAAAGACATTTTTCGCGGAACGCCCAGAGACCCATGAGGGCGAATGGTTTCCCGACACAATCTTATCTCTGTTTGACCAGGGAATTTTACGGGGCTTTTCTATTGGTTTCCAAGCAGATCCCAAACACATTAGATGTAGCAAAAAAGACAAAGCAACATGGCCGGGCGTCAACAAAGTGTATGCCCGCACGCTTTTGACAGAATATAGCGTAGTTAGTGTACCATCAAACGGCGAGGCCCTTGCTAAGTCTTTCAAATCATTTATCAAAGAAACCCCTGTCGAAGAAGCACCGCCCGCAGAGGAAGTCCCAGAACAGGTAGAGGCTGCAGACGAAACCAAAGAGATGATGACTAATCTTATGAAAATGATGGCGGATATGACAGAAAAATTTGCCCGCCTGGAAACCAAACAACAAGAGCAAGACGAAGAGGTTTATCCCGATTTTGAAGATTATGATCAAGAGACGGCGGATGAAGAGGGTGCTAGCCTTTACGATCAACTATTGGCCGACGAACAAGAAAATGAAAAACCTGTTGTTGCCAAGAAAGCTATCAGTCTTTTCATTACCCAAGACGAAATCAGAAAGCCCGCCCCGACGCCTCTCTTGGACTTGGACAAGGCTGTGATAGCAAAAAGATTAGGCAAGATTTACGCGTAAATAATCCACGCAAAGTTATACCAATGGTGGTAAGCCACCCTAAACCAATAGCGATGGTTTTGAGTTGGGCAGGTAGCTTCGGCTGAACTGATAACGCAAAAATTTCGTTGAATGGGCTGTCGAAAGTTGAGACAATAAGTTTTGTCTCGCCACAAACCTCCTAAATTCAAGGAAACGTTATTATGTTAGTTAAAGAATTCAAATCAATCCTGCTTGGACAGATCAAAGCCCACGGTTTCGAAGCCGGTAAGGCCAAAGCCCTCGTGCTTGTTAATGGCATGGAAATCCTCGACGAAGAGGGAAACGCTGTAGAGATCGACAAAATCGTTCTTGAATCCGCCGCCCCCGCCCAAGAAGAGGAAGCCGCCAAAGAAGCAAATGAAAAAAGTCTCAAAGCCCTCAACGCCAACACCAAAGCCCTTAACGCTTTCAACAGCAAGTCACACTTTAGCGTTGAAGCCACCGAGAAAGTTGTCAAACAACACTCTTTGGGCAACGTGTTGAAAACTGTTATGTCAAACGGCAATAAACAGATCGTTGTCAAGGCCCCCACGACTTTCAACAGCGAAGCCGCCAATGCCGATGGTGCTTACCTGTTGAGCGACCAGATTTACAGCCAGGTCACACAACCTGTTCTCGAAGGCGGGATCGTTGGCCGTATGACGCAGATTCCTGTTGCCGGGACTAACCTCAACTTGCTGTCCATTCCTTGGGTCGCAGACACGCTGGTTAGCACCAAAAATCTTGCTAATCAAGGCACCGATTACACCGAGAAGAAATTGGCATACGCCCAAGCCGCAATCGTGTTGGATACGATCGGTGGAGTCGTTCCGGTTTCTAATGAGCTGTTGGAAGACGCCCCGCAAGTTGCGGCCCAAATCCAAACCGCTCTCTCTAGTGGTATTCAGCGAACTGTGGAATCGGGTATTGTTAATCAAATCATCACCTCGGCGGCTTGCATTGATGTTGCCCGTGCTGGAGCAGGTGCGATTAGCGAAGACGACATTCACAACATGTTCGCTCGCCTTTGGATCGGTGGATACGACCTGAGCAAGACTTTCTGGATGTATCACCCCTCTTGCACCAAAGACATCATGGACTATCGTGACGTCAACACCGGAATCGATAAGGCACCGTTCGGAACGCTCTTGGGCCTACCCCTCGTTCCCACGCCATACGCGAAACCGCTTGGTACCGAAGGTGACTTGATCCTTTGCGACGGCAGCAAATACGCTGTTGGTGTTAAGGGCGGAACGGACGCGAAGTTTGATGTCTCTCCCGACGTCTTCTTCAAAGCCAACAGCACCGGCTTCAGAGCCACCATGCGAATGGCTTACAGTCCCATGATGCTCTCTACGATTACCGAAAACGGTTACGAATACGGATTCATGGTCCGCCTCGGCGATGGCACCACGTAATAGTGAGTTTTAGCGTCCTAAACAATGAGGGGAGCGGCTTAACCCCGCTCCCCTCATTTCTTATTTCTTACGAGGTAGCAAGATGAATTTTATTGACACACCACAAGCGGGAAGCTCGGGAAGCGACGAAAAAGTCAAAGCCGCCGCCGGAGATCCCACAGCGGGATATCTTGACGCCAAAGTAGATGATGCAACTATAGAAATCGCATCAAACAAAATTCAAATTAAAGAGGGTGGAGTCGACAGTACGGAAATCGCCGATTTAGCTGTCATAGAGGACAAAATCGCGGCGGGAGCCGTAACGAATCTAAAGATTAACGCCGATTCAGACGCCATTGACAACGCTTCAACAGTTGCGGGAGCTACCGTAACGGCGGCCTTGGATGCCAATAAGACAGTTGCAGACCAAGGCGTTTCAGACGCCGGAGATGTTGCGGCGGATCTAGCTACACACGAAGCAGATCTTGCTAACCCCCACGTAGTGACCAAGACTCAAATTGGCCTTAGCAACGTCCCCAACACAGACTTTACAACTCCAGTAGCGGATAATACCACCCATAGAGGCTTAGTGACAGGAAATCCTCATAATGTGGTCGTCGGGGATTTAACTATCGGGACAGATGATGTTGTCAATAAATCTTCTGTCGCAGGTATAACAACTAGTGATGCTCTTGAGACCCTAGAGGCTAAAGACGGGACTCAAGATATAGCAATCGGTCTCAACGATACACATAGAGCAGTTGTAGCAGGGAATCCTCATATAGTTACAAAGGCAGAAGTTGGTCTTAGTAACGTCCCCAACACTGACTTTACAACACCGGTAGCAGATAATACTACCCATAGCAGTTCTGATGGCTCTGACCATAGTCTAGTTAACACAAACAGTGCTCACGTTGCTGACATAACTACAAATCCTCATAGTGTAACTGCTGCCCAAACAGGGGCTTTAGAGAATGTTGTAGAAGACTTGACCCCCCAGCTTGGTGGGAATCTAGATACTAACGGCAAAGAAATAACTACTATATCTAACCTACCAATCATTTTAAATGCCAATGGCACAGGCTCAATACAAGTTGACTCAGGCGGAAATGCTCGTGGCAATTATGCAATAGATTTACAAAAGGACAGAAATAACGATACTCAAGTTGCTAGCGGACTTAATTCATTTGTTGCTGGTGGGCGAAATAATACTGCTTCTGGAAGTTATTCCCACGCAGAAGGATATGACAATACTGCTTCTGGAAATTATTCTCACGCAGGAGGTATAGGTACTCTTGCTTCTGGAAATGGCTCTTCTACATCTGGATTTGAAACAACTGCTTCTGGAGAATATTCTTCTGCGTCAGGATATGGCTCGACTGCTTCTGGAGATTATGGTTCTTCAGCATCAGGATATCGTACAACTGCTTCTGGAGATAGTTCTTCTACATCAGGATATAATACAACTGCTTCTGGACATTATTCCCATGCAGAAGGAACAGGTACAACAGCTTCTGGTCGCAGTTCCCACGCAGAAGGAAGTAGAACAACTGCTTCTGGAGATTATTCTTCTACCTCAGGACGTGACACGATTGCTGCTGCAAGTGATTCTTATGCAGGAGGAGCACACTCCAAAGCATCAAGGTATTCAGAATTTGCACGCTCTGCATGGAGATTCTCAGCCACAGGTGATGCCCAGAAAATGGAAAATTATCAGATGAAGGAAACATCTGATGCAACTCAAACAGAGTTAACTATTATAGGTGGAACTCCTGATGCTGGTAGTAGATTAATTCTCCCAGCAGAAACCACTTGGATGTTCACGATTCAACTCTCAGCCTATAATGATACAGACAATCTAGCAGCAGGATATTTCTACAAGGGAGTCATCCGTAGAAATGCGGCAGGCGACACGTCTATCATAGGGACAGTAGCAGAGGACATATGGGAAGAGGGTGCAATGTCTGCTTGTTCCGTCGTCGTCCAAGCCGATAATACAAATAATAGTTTACAGACATTAGTAACAGGTATTGCTGCTAAAAATATTAGGTGGCACTCGGTAATCAATATTAGTCAAGTCAGTTATGGAACCCCTTAAAGGATAATCGATAAGTAGTCGATAAATATAGTAGATAAAATTAACAATGTTTAACAAATAAGGAGAAAAACATGTTATCAAACAAAAAAACAGTCGTACCAGTAGAAACCGCAGCGGATGGCGCTGCTGAAATTAGAGAAATTGCTTTCCGTACAGCCAATCAGGCGAAACGTGCAACACAACGAATCGTCAATATTGCAAAGAAATACGGCAAAGCCAATCTGGTCAAAGAGCTTGATGAAGGTGAAGGTGCGGAACTTATGGCAATTTTCGCCAAGCTCAAAGCTCTAGCTGAAAATCACCTTGCAGACACGGTTGTTGAAGAATTGCCAACAGAATAATGTCTAAACAATTTCATTTTTTAGGAGGGTTGCCACGTAGCGGTTCAACGTTACTGTGTAATATCCTCGCTCAGAATCCTCACATTCACGCAACTCATACATCGGGTTGCATGGATGTGATGTTCGGAGTCCGCAACAATTGGGATAATTTAATTGAACATCGTGCTCACCCAGAACCAGATAAACTACAACGAGTTCTTAACGGGATTCTTAACAGTTACTATCAAGATGTTGAAAAACCAGTTATCATTGATAAGTGCCGAGGTTGGATAAGTCTGGTTGAAATGGCAGAATCTGTCCTAGGCAGACAAGCAAAGATTATCGTACCTGTCAGGGACATTAATAGTATTCTAGCTAGTTTTGAGAAACTCTGGAGAAAGACAGCGGAGTCAGGGCAGGTCCCCGGCGAGGGTCAGAATTATTTCCAGTTCCAGACAGTAGAAGGCAGATGTGCTCATTGGATGCAGAATAGTCAAGTTGTGGGATTGGCATATAATCGGCTAAAAGACGTGTTTAATCGAGGGCTAAGAGACAGATTGCATTTGGTTGATTTTGATGAATTGACGAAGAACCCTTCAACTACATTGAATGCTATTTATCAATTTTTAGATGTCGAACCATTTGAACACGATTTCAATAATGTTGAACAGGTAACGTCAGAAGACGATTCTGTTCATGGTTTTAAAGGTTTGCATACTATTCGCAATCGAGTTGAATATAGGGAATCAAATTGGAAAGAGATAATTGGAGCAGTTGGAGACAAATATTCCGGATTCGATTTTTGGAGAATATAAATGAAGTTTAATAATAGCGAAAACTCGTTTAATTTAACCTTGCGTTCGGACGCTCCTGTTGTCAAGGCTACAGGAGATGTTTATCACGACGATGGTACTAATACCAACTGTAATACTGTTGGTCCTAGAGTATGGAATGGAAGTGTGTGGCACGATTTTGGATACTGTGCAGCTTTATCGGAAACGATAATCAATTCAGTCGCTCAACTACCTACGCCCACAGATACTGCTGATGGTCTGGGCACAGCTTATAGACTCCCCACAGGACGTTATATCATTGGTGCTGACATATCTATCGCTTATCCAATCGCAGCCGTTGACGGAGCAATTGTAGAGGTTGATATGTATGACGTAGTTACGGTCACATATATAGGCACAGGTGCTGCGATTAGGTCAAACGCAACGACTAGTTTTGCTGAACTGATTGTTAAAAACGCTAGATTTTATGGAGACGGAACGAATACATTATGCAGCATGATTGGAGATGGTTCTAATCGAATGTTCAATAAATTTGTTCAAGTTGAAAATTTTGCATCTCTTGGCATATGTGAAAACTATGGATTTATTTTATTTGGCGAGATTATTTTTACGGGGTTTACAACTGGTTTAGCATTTGACGATGTCAATTCAGTTATCCTTGACTCAATAGCTATGTATCCTGCTTCTGGTTTGAACGGTCCTTGTTTGACAGTTGATGGAGGTAGTGCTGATTCAACGTTTAGCGTTGCGAGTAGCAGTTTTCATCTCTTAAACGCAAATCAAGAAGCTTTGGACGTAAAAACGACTTTCCTTGGTTTTAGTTTTCTATTAACTAGTTATATCGATATAAGCAATAGCGGAATCCCGTTCACTAGTGCATCCCAAGACGAAACCAGCATAAAATTTAAATCTACAGGTAATCAGGGTGTAAGTGACAGCCATACAATCGGCAGTTTTTACATGGAAAGGAACACCACCGATACAGTCATCACAGATGCAGGAGAGACTGGCGATTTCCAATCTATAGCCGACGCAGGCGGCGGGGACGTTACTGTGACTTCCGCAGGACACGGACTCTCTAACGGTGATGTCATTTGGTTGATAGACGATGAATATACTGGCAAATACACAATTTCTAGTGTCACGACCAACACGTTTGACATCACAGCAACTTGGACAGAGACTACCTCAGGCACATGGGAAACCCATTGGGTTAAAGTGGCGGGGACGACCATTGGTTTGAAAAATGAAAGAGCATCACAGACTGCCAATAACCAACTAACTTTTGAAAATTTAGAGACACAAACATCAACGATTTCTTTAACAGCAAATAGCTCAAATGATGGTGTTGCTTCCGCCAAGGCTTGGGAAATTGCTATCATGCAAAACGGTGCTCGTCTCAAAGGTAGTTTGATAACTAGACAGATGACTAATGTTGTCATGAATAGTATGGCGGTATCGTCTGGAGATATCGTAAATGGTGATGTTTTTGAGGTTTATGTAAGAAATGTGACAGACGCAACAAATTGCATTTTTGTTAATATGACATTGATAATTGAAGGACACTAAGATGGCAAATGAAATAAATTACACGTACTCAACGACCGGAGCCACCCTTTATGTTATTATTACCAATAACACGGGCAAGCGATGGGACAACGTAAACGACACTTGGGATAGTTTTATCAATGCCGATATTGCCGATTATGCGATCGCGTTGTCTGAAGACCCCGCCGTTTCCTATAGGTATGACGGGGACTTCCCCGCCGCTATTGGGGCGGGTGCTTATAACGTAGAAATTTTTCTCCAAGCCACAGCCGTACCTCTAGTTAGTGATATCAAACTTGCCACAGCTTCCATGGAATGGGATGGAGACATAGAACTAACCCCCGCCACAGGTTTCTGTACTCTCGAAGAACTTAAACGGTATTTGGGTTTAGATCAACTTGAAACCTCAAGCGACGTATACTTGCAAGAAATTATTGATGGAATAGTTAGCCGCGTACAGAAATATTGCGGGCGGGATTTTACCTCAATAGAATATACGGAAGTTAGGACGATCGATAATAACGTAATGCTTATGGATAATTTCCCAATAACCGCTATAGATAGCATTACAGACGCCGATGGCAACGTTTGGGTTTATGAAGAGGATTACGATTACTACAACGATGATCTTGATAAAGGTCAAATCACGGTTTTGAGATACCCCAATAGATGGGCGGGTACTTGCACACGAGCCAAATACACCTTTGTTTATCAAGCGGGGTATTCCCCAATACCCGAGGACTTGCGTTTGCTCGTTAGACAAATAGCGGGAACGATTTTCAACACCTCTCAAAATAGTGCGGCGTTGGATTCAGAAAATATCAACGGTTTCCGGCTTGTTGACACATACCGTCTCAATAGCGATCACCTGCGTCTCTTAGATAGATACAGAAAGCTAGATTAATGGCTCATCAAGTTCTATTTAAACAAACGGATTATAGGAAGTTTGCTAAAGACGTCCATGAAAAACTTCGTGATGTTGCAGTGGACGCTACCTATAGATTTCTACTTAAGAACTTGAAAATTATAAAAGGTTCTCCCTCCAAGCCCGGCCAACCTCCCGCTTATCAAACCGGAGCCTTGTTTAGAAGCGTGAAAAAACGTAAAGTAGCACGGGGTATGGCCACAAAAGCACGCGGAGAGATTATTATAACATCAAAGTACGCCAAGATACACGAATTTGGCGGTAAGATCCTCCCCAAGAAGGCCAAGATGTTGGCAATACCCATCAACGCCCAAGCTGACGGGCTTCTCCTTACATACGGGCGTACACGGAATATCCCAAATTTATTTGTGTATAAAGCTAAAAGCGGCGGTCTTTTCCTTGCCCGTAGTGAAGATAAGGAATTAGAAGTCTTATTTGCTTTAAAAGACAGCGTATACATGCCACCTAGACCGTTTGTGAGACCTGCGAGAGCAAAAGTAAAGCGATTATTGGGACCGCTAGCCAAGAAAGCACGGTCTAAAGTCAAGTTTGGAAAATAAATTGGTAACACAGAAAAACATTTTGGATGCGGTGAAAGCCCGGATGCTTGCAAATACCTCGATCGCGGCACTTATCAAGTCCGCCCGTTTCAATAACCAAATTAGGGTGGCAAATTTTTCATCTGGCAAAGCCTCCTCTGAGCCATTTTTAGTGCTTTGGGTGATTGATGATAATGTTATTAAAACTTTAGACAGTAGAAATACCAAACGCAATTTCTCCTGTACTATCCAAATAGATATTCATGATAAATTCAATAACAAAGCCGATGGGTCTGGTTTAGACGCCGTAATGGCTTTAAATGAATTAATCTTTGCGGAGTTTGAAGACTCCGACATAACAATAGAAAACGCGGCCAACGCTTGGACAGAATCCCAAGATGAAAACCGTGGAACACCAACAGTTACTGGTGGCCGTGTGGTTACCAATAGTGATTACCGAATTTTCGGAACAATGGCCTAACACCCTTAGAAAGGATTATATTATGCCAAGGACAGTAGTTTCAGGATGTGACGGGGCAATTACCCTGCCGGGTGTGGAATTTAAAGATGTACAGTGGACGTTCAACGTTGCTATCAATGTCTTGGAAACCACAGGTTTGGCTGATTGTACCCCAACAGTTGTACCTTCAGATATTTTGATGACAGGCACTTGGTCGGGTTTTGTCGAATATGACGCCCCGGGTACGATGCCTATCGAAGCGGCTTTGCTTACGGGTGACCTAAGCGTTGTCCAAGGTGCGGCTGTGTTGACCGCCAAAACCGGATGCACACTTTCAGGCGATGTTGTCTTGACCGACATCTCGCTTGACCGTAACACTGGTGCTAACATGACCCATACCGGAAGTTTCCGCTTCTCGGGTGATGTGACGATCGTTTGGGGCGAAACTAGCTAAGGAAACTTTATGCTTGATTTGATTACAGCAAATGATTCCCCAATATCTGTTACCATAGACGGCGTTGAAAAAAAGTTCGCCCTTTTCACCATGAGTGATTGGGGCGAACTTTTACGCCGCCTTAAGCGACGGAAGTTGATGGAATTAAGAAAAGCCGTAGAAATTGTGCCCGTACCGCCCGAAGTGTTGGCTACTATGTTGAGTGATGTCAACGACCACACTTATGACGTACGGGATGGTTTGCAATACAGTACAACTATTGATGGTACTGTTGATATTCTCCATATATCTTCGCGTGACATTGATAGGCGGGTTTTTGAAAATCTCCAAAGCAACGCCGATAGCGATCAAATTAGTTATTTAATTTTCCAAATATTAGCTGTTGCTCCCGCTGACGAAATTGACAAAACCGTAAAAAAAAAGCACCCGGAGAAATTGTCTATCCGGACAATATCGCCGTCAATTTTGGGCTTTTGTCAAGGCTTTGTGGCATCAATAGGCCGGGCGATCTTACGCACCGTGCGATGGTTGGGTA